CAATAATCAGAACAAGTCGGCTCCTGTTTGGTTACGAGCGACATTGCTCCGTGTATTCACTCGTTGGAATGAATACACAGTGCTGTGTTTATTCTGTTGTTTATGCCAAAAATAAAGGCCACCATCAGGCAGCCTTGTTTTTCTGTTTACCAAGTTCTCTGGCAATCATTGCCGTAGTTCGTATTGCCCATTTATCGACATATTTCCCATCTTCCATTACAGGAAACATTTCTTCAGGCTTAACCATGCATTCCGATTGCAGCTTGCATCCATTGCATCGTTTGAATTGTCCACACCATTGATTTTTATCAATAGTCGTAGTCATACGGATAGTCCTGGTATTGTTCCATCACATCCTGCGGATGCTCTTCGAACTCTTCAAATTCTTCTTCCATATATCACCTCAAATAAGTGGTTTGCTGCCTAATTTCATTTTCTGGCGACCAACACAAGTCACACCCATTTCACTGCGTGGCTTGCGGTAGTAAATAGGGTTATTTATGTCATTAAAAACCAGCATGAGCGTGGTTATTTTTTCTTTCCAAGAGATGGAAGCCCTCCAGAATAATCTGGACCACTTGAACGATGCATTTGATACAATATTGCGTTTTTGTTGGCGTTTAGTGGCTTTGTTGCGAAAGAAATTTTTTCTCGTTTTACATCTCTTATCATCATCAACTCACGTTCTGATGCTTTTGGATGATAATCATTGATATGCTTCCATGCTGCCTTGGCGCTGAATTTTCTTCCACATAAAGGGCAATAGCATTTATATGATACTTGTTTGCTAGTCATTTCTATCTCGCCGTAATTGATTTCATTGACCTGTAACCAGCAGCATACAGTGCAACTTCGGGCAGGCAAACGCTTCCGCCATTCGCATCTGTATTTGATTTACTAATGATGCCGAGTGATATTGCTTTTTCAGAAAGGCTTAAACGCTTTCTCGGTTCTTCCTGAACAGCTTCCTCACTGTCTGTGCCGAAGATCGAATCGATGATGTTGCAGATGGAATCACGCTCGATAGCCAGCTTTCTGCGCCGCTCATGACGGCGAGTTTTGGCATTTCCTGCAAATGTTGATTTTCCGTATACGATAACCGTCATGATGACCTCCGTGAAGACACACATGAATGTGTGTCGATTATTATTTGTTTTTGCGCTCCCACATCCAGTCATCTACTTCAGACCAGATAGTGAATCCGATGCCGATTGCGAAAGTGATGATTGCCCCACCGAGAATTGGGTTGGTGATAATTTCCAGCATTTTCTTTTCTCCATGTGAAATGGCTTTGGTGGTGTGACCATACTTGAACTGGTGACGCGATTCCACGGCTTAGCCAACGAATCCGCTCTACCTGCTGAGCTACACACCGCCAAACCCATCTCGTTTGGTATCTGTTTGCGCTTTGTCAGCGCCCCATCGAAGTTAAAGAGCCTGCCAATCTGTTCCGTTTGGCTTCCAGCGTCCTGCTGATGTGACAATAATGAACCAATAGTTCGATATTATCAAGAACTATTGGTACGAAATTTTTGTGATTTATTAATGCAGCGAGATATAATTTTGATATATAAGGAAATTTATTTTTGTAAATGCTGCAGATTGGTCTGTAGTTGGAGGGGGTATTGCTGGTGAGTTGGTTCGCGGTTTACCACATTTGCGGCTATTAAATATGGGAGGGCGAACGTGAGGCAAAGAAAACCCGGCGCTGAGGCCGGGTTTGGAGTGCATCACTCTGGTTCGCTGGGGAATATATTTATCAATTGTCCTGTTGAAATGTGTCCATTTTCTACAACCTCTAGGTATGAAATTTCAACAGTTGATTCTTTGGCTACAGCATTCAAAAACTCAAGAAGCTCATCAGTAGATGTTATGTCGGCTGAGGTTTTTATGGTGAAAGATTCACCATTTGAAACCCTTGTGACGTCAATATTTATGTCCTGATTTGTTTCTCCCGAGCGACGAACGCCCGTGACATAAAAGTTATCTCTTCTGGTTTCCTTTTTTCGATCAATTGATTGCCTTTGGTTTAAGGTATTCAACTGTTCTCTATTTACCACTCTCTGACCAATTGTTACCTTCTCAACTGACGAGTCTTGAGCAAGCTTTTTAAGCAACTTGCTTTTACCATCCTCGCCGTGAGCCAGAACCTCTCTGCTAATGTTTGTTTGACCGCTAATCAACAACTTGAGCACATTGTCTTGTGCTTCGTTTACCGCTTTGGTGCTTTTTTCCACCAATTGCACCTGAGAATCTTGGTCATGTCGCTGTGTTTCGTAGTACTCATTGATCCACTTATAGCCTACCGTGCTGGCAGCTAAGACGATAGCGGCGACGGCGCATAGTGCTTGCCTTCCTGTCATTTTGCCTATCGCTTGAGTTAACACTGTCACCACTCCGTTTACAATCGGATCTGAGTCACCATCCGCTTGGCTTGAGCCTTCGCTTATTCGGTAGACAATATCCAGCAAACCTTTCTCTGCATCTTTTAGCTTCTGCCGATTATGAGTGCTGTGACTGACTACCGTAAATGCTTTTTGTATTTCATGCGTAAGCTCTGCCATACCAAAAAGCATTGACGCAGTCAATGAAGAATTATATCTATTTGGATCGCCTTTTACATTAATATTGATCTTTGGCCATCCACTGAAAACTACGCTAGGGAATGTGAAGTCGCTTGAGTCGATATCCTTCCTTCCGAGCATTTCTGTTACAAAAGATACAAAGTCGTCTTCTGACTTGATAACATATTGCGCAGGTTGATCAATCGCTGACATTCTTAATCCTTAACATCCATTCCTATCACCCAAACGTCTCTTCAGGCCACTGGTTACCAGCTATGTGACGATGAAGTCACGAATTTTTCAGCCACTCCCTTGCCTCGATGTCATCCAGATGACGAGATTGCTTCAGAATACCAGCCACATACTCCACCTTTGCTACTTGATGATAAGGCAACGTTATAGGCCTGTGGTCCTGGTTAATGCTTGTAAATTGGTATTCTCCATCTCTGTCATAGCCAAGAACCTTAATCATGTTGTGTCCTTCAACGGTTCTGACAAACACCTCATCACCCGGGAATACTTTGGTGTTAGGCTCAATGAGTACATATTCTCCTGATTTTATTCTGGGCCACATGCTGTCTCCTTTCACACGAAGACCAAAGGCATCTGGATCATCGCTATAAATCTTGAGCCACCCATCGCGCTCTTCGGTCATCTCGATGGCACCATCAACACCAAGAATTGCCTCACCAACCACGCGCACTAACCCTTTTTTTAATTTGCCAACAAATGAAAGAGTATCTTCATCATTCGCTCCATTTAACGAAGTGCCGTGCTGAAGCCAAACAACATCAACGTTTAGAAATTTCGCAAGCGCATTCATTTTTTCCTGACGCGGTAAAGACTCAGCATTAAACCATTTGCTAACGCCTTTGGACGAAAGAGAAAGGGCACGGGCTATGGCCATCCCCCTACCATGTTCATCAAGACCAGCTTCTTTACAGGCTTGCGCTAGCCGCTGGGCGAATTCTTTGCGCACTTTTTCATTCTGAACCATGAGTACGATACTAAAGCACTTGCAAAAACTTTCAGTTCAATCATAATGCGTACTGAAAGTACGAAAAAGGGTATTCCTATGCAAAATCTTGATGAGCCGATTAAAGGTGTCGGCATCCCTGAAGTTGCGAAGGCTTGTGGAGTTAGCGAAAGGGCTGTCTATAAGTGGCTTAAAAACGGCTTCCTCCCTAAGACTGAGTTTTTTGGGAAAACGAAATATGCATCAAAAATCGAAGAGATTTCTGGTGGCAAATATCAAGCAAGCGAAATGCTTGAAATAAGCAAAAAGAACCTTCTGGCTGCATAAGTAACATCGCTCTTTATCAATCTGCACCGCCGACAACGCGGTAACTAATTAAGCACTCATCGAAAGATGAGTATTAGTGATTATTTAACTATGGAAATAGTAAGAAATGGAACAAACAAGTTACAGCAAACTATCACAGCGCGACGTTGATCGCGCAGAAACAGATTTACTTATCAACCTGTCAACGCTTACCCAGCGCGGTCTGGCAAAGATGATTGGCTGTCATGAATCGAAGATAAGCAGAACGGACTGGAGATTTATTGCTTCGGTTCTGTGTGCTTTTGGAATGGCATCAGACATCAGTCCGATTAGCAGGGCTTTTAAGTATGCGCTTGATGGACTAACCAATAAAAAACGCCCGGCGGCAACCGAGCGTTCTGAACAAATCCAGATGGAGTTCTGAGGTAATTACTGGATCAATCCACAGGAGTCATTATGACAAAACAACTCAGTCCTTACCAGGACAAAATTCACAAACACATACTACGTGATCGCTTCCTGTCCAGCTTCAAGCAGCCTTGTCGATTCCGGGCTGAGTTGGAAAAAGTGAAGCTGATGCAGAAGGAGAAAGGTCATGAGTAACATATCTAATCTAGCCGAAGCCAGAGAGGCCAGAAGGCTACAACAACCGCATCAAAGCAGCGGTAAGGGGTATGCCTTGCTGCACCGTAAAATTATGGATGTGCCGTTTTACAAGGACGCAGAAGCAGCGCATCTGTGGGTTCACTTAATCCTCAAAGCAAAGCATACGCCTGAGTATGTAATGACTGACGCAGGAGAAATTCTGGTAGGCAGAGGGAAGCTACTTGGCGGTAGAAACTCTCTGGCGTTTGAAACAGGACTCAAACCAGATCGCGTTCAGTACCTGCTTAGAAAGTTCAAAAAACTCGGCATGATTGACTGGGTTTCACACGGTAAATTCTCAGTTTTCTCGGTAGAGAAATATGACGATTATCAGTCAAATTTTGTACCAGCAGATTACCAGCAAATTACCACCTCAAAGCCAGCAATACCAATGCCTGTAAGCAATACTGTACCAGCAGATTACCAGCAAATTACCACAGATAAAGAATATAATAATATTATCTCTAATACTGACGTATTAGAGAGTGCCACAGCAGACAAAAAGTCTGACAAGAAAAAACCTCCCGTCAGCTGTCAGGATGTTGTCGATGCTTACCACGAAATCCTTCCTGAAGCGCCAAGAATCCGCGCACTGAATGACAAGCGTAAAAACCAGATCCGAACGTTCTGGCGCAAAGCCGGAGTGATAACCCGCCAGCTTGACGGGCATGGGTTCACGATGCAGGACTGGAGAAATTATTTGAGCTACGTAGGCGAAAATTGCCGATGGATGTTCGAAGAGCGCCCAAACCATCAGCGCGGAACCGTCTGGCACAAAAAGGGATTTGATTTCCTGCTTAACGACAATACCTACCTGAAAGTTCGTGAGGGTGAACACGATGACCGATAATTTTTATGCGCCGCCCCATAGCATCGAGGCAGAGCAGGCGGTGATTGGTGGATTGCTTCTGGATGATGACAGCAGTGAGCGCGTCCAGAAGGTTCTGGCGATGCTGAAGCCTGATTCATTTTACAGCCGGCCACACAAAATCATTTTCGAAGAAATAACCAGAATGCACCGTGAGCAAAAGCCAGTAGATGGCCTGACGCTTTTCGATGAACTGGAGCGTAAATCGTTAACGGCGTCTGTTGGCGGTTTTGCTTATATCGCTGAGATCGCAAAGAACACGCCAAGCGCAGCAAACATCGTTGCTTATGCAATGCAGGTTCGCGAAACCGCAATGGAACGCTACGCCATCAACCGCATGACTGAAGCGACGGAATTGCTCTATTCCCGCAACGGAATGACTGCAACGCAGAAGTACGAAGCTATTCAGTCGATTTTCACGCAACTGACAGACCATGCAAAAACCGGATCGCGTCGCGGCCTTCGCTCATTTGGTGAGGTCATGGAAGACTGGGTTAGCGACCTTGAGAAGCGATTTGACCCGTCAGGCGAACAACGAGGAATGAGCACAGGGATCCCATCGCTGGACAGGATGCTGTCACCGAAAGGTCTGGTGAAAGGCTCTCTGTTTGTCATTGGCGCTCGCCCTAAGATGGGGAAAACGACGCTATACAGCCAGATGGCAATCAACTGCGCAGTGCATGAGAAAAAGCCCGCTCTGATGTTCAGCCTTGAAATGCCAGGTGACCAGATACTGGAAAAACTGGTAGGGCAGAAGTCAGGTGTGAACCCGAATATTTTTTACCTTCCGGCGACAAATGACGCTGATGACGGCTATCAGGGTGATTACGATGGTGACTTCAACAGGGCGATCGAGACAGCCAATCGCTTGAGTGAAATCGACCTGCTTTACATCGACGACACGCCGGGATTATCTCTGGCTCAAATCGTCAGCGAAAGCCGTCGAATCAAGCGAGAAAAAGGATGTGTTGGCATGATTCTGGTCGATTACCTGACACTAATGACCGCTGAAAAGGCCGATCGCAACGACCTTGCTTACGGCATGATCACCAAAGGACTGAAGAACCTTGCCAAAGAGCTTGATTGCGTTGTTGTGCTTCTGACACAGCTTAACCGCGCACTGGAAAGCCGAACCAATAAACGCCCATTACCAAGTGACTCACGAGATACAGGGCAGATTGAACAGGATTGCGATTATTGGGTGGGGATCCATCGTGAAGGTGCTTTTGATGACAGCGTTCCTCCTGGTGAAACCGAACTAATCCTTCGCCTCAATCGTCATGGCAATACCGGCACGGTGTATTGCATACAGGCAAATGGCGCTATTTATGACACAGACCAACAGTCTGCTGAAATGCGCCGCCGTGAACGCGAGGAACCGCAGTCCAAGAAGAAAGGAGGATTCTGATGACCATCTACATCACTGAGCTAATAACAGGCCTGCTGGTAATCGCAGGCCTTTTTATTTGGGGGAGAGTAATTGGAGGATTTAAGAAATGAGTACGATAGCTGAGCTTGTCAGGGCTAATTTTCGTGAAGAGTTGGTGCGTTGGTATCGGTATCGTTCATCGTCAAGTTTGCCGCTTGATGAGTTGTATGAGCATTCACCTGCCGCACGACGCTATCCGCGTGACCGTGTTCTTCGACGGTTGTTCAAACTCAACAATGAGTTTCAGCGCAACAGAATTATCCGGAGTCTGGATTTTAAGTGAAGGAGTGAGCATGAGCGACCTATCATTAACCCAGCCAAAGCTAAAAGAATGTCCGTTTTGCGGCGGTAATGGTCGTCTGTGGGGTGAGGCCGGAATAAATATTGATGTGTGGGGCTATGCAGAATGTGACCTCTGTGAAGCCAGGGGGGCATGGGCACCATCAGTTGCTGCGGCGGCTGAAAAATGGAACCGGAGAGCAGGAGATGAAGCAAACCTTTCTGCTTCGCAACGAAGCAATCAGAAATAACGCCATAGACGCCATTCTCTCACTACCCATCGACGACAAGTCACCCCACGAAGTCCACGTTAAAGAACCCAAGCGCAGCAAAGCGCAGAATGACCGTATGTGGCCGATGCTGAACGATGTTTCGCGTCAGGTGCTATGGCATGGTCAACGGCTGGCGCCGGAAGACTGGAAAGACCTGTTCACTGCCCTGTGGCTTAAGACCAAAAAACTGGAGCAACGAAGTGTGCCTGGTATCGACGGTGGCGTTGCCATGCTTGGCGTGCGTACCAGCAAAATGCGGAAGGCCAGCATGACTGAGCTTATCGAAATCATGTTCTGGTTCGGCTCAGAGCGCAACGTGCGGTGGAGTGATGACTCCTGGCGAGAGTATGAATGGTCACAACGAAAAGGTAGGGCTGCATGACTATCAAATCAAATACGCCATCACACGACAAGGACTGCTGGCAAACGCCGCTCTGGCTTTTTGATGCGCTGGATATTGAGTTTGGATTCTGGCTGGATTCAGCTGCGAGCGACAAAAATGCTCTGTGCGCTCACTGGCTAACTGAGGCCGACGACGCGCTCAATTCTGAGTGGGTAAGCCACGGTGCAATCTGGAATAACCCACCGTACAGCAATATCAGGCCGTG